GTCAGGGGTGCCACGGGGGGTATGTGCGGCCAGCCGTATACGTATTAGACCACAGAGATTTTTGTCGGAATTTATCAGAGGTCTCTAGAAGCCTCTGTAGCAGGTTCTGCCCCCTTAACGCCCCCATCATACCAAGGAGCGGTTAGACGCATCTCAGGGAGGCTTGTAGAGGTCTTAGACGGTGTTTCACGGTATATCGGAGTCACACAGTCCGGCATAGGTGGTAAAACGACCTCCTCAATGGCTTTATCGACAGCATTACGGGCTTTAACGTCGATGTAATGCTCCTCTACCCAGTAAAGAACAGCTAGAAGAAGGTGATCCCACCAGGAGATACCTTTCTTCCAAGCTTTATAAAGGTCTTTAAACTCATTTAGTCTAAGTTCTTTTCCCACATTGCCTCACAGACATTAGGAAGGTGTTCAAACAATAGATCTTGGATTTGACCGGCTATCTGTGCGTGTTCCCGTTGAGTACCATGAGCAGTACGGAGGTCACAGTAGTGCAACCAACTCCTAATACTTCCATTCATGTACATCCGAGTAGGAGTAGAGATAGGAAGTACCTCTCTTGCACACTCTTTAGCTACACCACAATCCAACATACGTTGATACAGACGGTTAGCGTCAGCAAAGAGCTTCATAGCGTCATATTGAAGGGTGTTAACCATCACAGGGTCTAGGTCATCAATACTATTCTGTCTATTTTTTTCATCTTGCCTCCGAAGCTCTGGTACGGGAGGAAGATCAATTACCCGTGCATACCGTTGACTAAACTCCTGAAAGGAGAAGCTACGGTGACGCAGTATCTGTGCAGCTATAGAACGAGTTGTATTTATTTCTACACACATGTTTACCATCTCAAAGGGACTCCAGTGGGAGTGTTTGATAAGGTACTTAATTAACTTAGCACTGGTCTCAGTGTTAGTTTGGTTAGAGGGATTACTTACCCTAGCCATGTAGCTAATTAGTTCTTCAGCGTTAGGAGTGATGTGTACTAATGATGCGGAGTGGAAGGTGGGTTGCATACAGTAGGATCTTAGTTCTCAGATTTCCAAGGATTCAAAAGGGGGGAGGAGAATAGAGGAAATAAATGTTCTCTATCCAGTAGAGGAAAAGGGGAAGATTTGTGGTCTTCCCCAATTACAGGAGTTGGGTCCACCCTTCCCTTCTCCTGTATACATCCCACCGTACGGCTAAACCCAGGTGGGAACACCGTTTTTAGAGATTCCTCTAGCTTGTCTTTTTTGGTCCATAGACATGCCTAAAACAATGTGGTTTGTTTCACTTTGAGGGTCATCTAAAAAGGCTTGTAACATGTCGTTCCACTCTTCACGTTTACGCTCTTTTACGGTCTCCTGGGCAGAAATACCCATAGCGTCAGTAAAGTATTTAACACCTTGAGCAAGACTGTCTAAGCGGTCGTCGTGTCGAATAGCAAACTTCTCCCGACACATTCTACTCATCTGGTAGAAAAGCATATACAGTAAACGTTTTTCGGGTGCGTCGTCTTTGTTGCTATTGTAGTCCCATTCTACAACACCTCTGTCTATGATGAGTCGGTGTTGGTTCATGATGGGTTCAAGAGCGTCAATAATACGTTCTTCTTTACGGACGTTAGCGCGTACTTCTTCAATACCAATGTTTTGTTTGGTCTGTTGAAGGTGTTTACGGAAGAGTTCAGAGACGATACCGTCACCAAAGTTAGTCTCAATGACAAGGTTAGTAACGTTGTATTTCTTACAACCTCTAAGAATATCTAGAAGTGTGTTGTCGGAGTAACCGTCCCGGTAGGAACGCATCTCATGAACGTACAAGAAACCGTTACGTTGGCTTATGTAAGTGGCGGCTGTTTCGTCAGTACCTCGTCCAGAAGGGTCGATACTGCAGATAGTTTCTTGATACGGACCCCATTCTCCTTGAATTTGCATAGGACTGTAAAAGTAATCACCCGGTAAGCCAACCGTAGGCAAATCCTTGAGGACATTACGAGGGTCACTGCACCACACAATAGAATCCGGCGCTTGAGTCGGGTTAACAGAGGTAATGATAAGGTCTGCAAATTTAAGTGGGAACTTTTCTGCATCACTGAGAGATGTGTCCAACATGAACTGCAACATGAAGTTGCTCCGACCCATAGCTGCTTCCCGTTCTAGCAGGTCTTCATGGGTAAATCGGTCAGCATCTGTTACGTCCCATGCTTCAGCACCGTTGTCGATGTCTTCTTGAAGCTGAGGAGCGATAAGTCCTTCGTAATTAGATAGTTTACGAGGTACACGAGCTGGCCAAACAAAGGGGCGGTAGTTACGTTCTGCAAGTTTACGGTAGATGGTAAAGGTGGTTTGTGGGGTGCCAAGATACATAATCCGGCTATCTTGCTTAGGCGTAAGGATAGACTCAGCCTCAGTACACAACTGAAGGAGTTTCTCACGCATCATCTCAGTCATGGAGTTACCAGGGACTTCAATGTCATCAAGAATCATCAGGTCAGCACGTGAACCAGTAAGCTGACCAGTAATACCCACGGACTTAACAGACGGTGCTTGGTGCGGTGAACAGTTAACGTCAAAGCTGATACGACTCCAACGGGCATCATCCGACTTCGGTCTTAAATGTACTAGCCAGGGTGTCTCAATAATCAGTTTTTGAAGGAAGATACTCATGTTGTCTGCACGTTCTTTAGACGCGGAGATGATCATGATCTTCTTCTCAGGGTTGTTAAAAAGTGTCCAAAGAACAAAAGCACCAGTAATCCAGGATTTACCGACACCACGAAACGCTTGGATCTGTAATCGCTTAGGACCGTGTTGCAGATAGTCGGCAATAGCGTATTGTGCACGGGTGGGTGAGGGCAAATCTAACTGCCCCCACAGTGCTTGTAGAAATAGTTTAAAATCCTGTTGAAGGGACTCTAACACGGAGTCCCCTCTAGCAGGCTCTATACGGCGTTTTTTAGGCATAGATGATAGAATGTACCTAAGGGTGGTTTAAAGGGCATTGTAGGGGCTTGTAGGGGTCAATTAGCGGCTTTACGCATAAACTGTTCCAACTGTTGTTTAACTGGTTTAGACTCATCTAAATAACCAAGCCGTTTACCCGTCGTTAAATTTTCAACAACAAGTTCCCCAATTTCAGAATCTAAATAAATATCAATAGGTGAATTTGGGTTTTGATCTAGCAGCCGTTCAGCACTATCTTTAAATCGTTTAAATTCAGGATCTGGAAGGCTAAACAAATTTTCAGGATCTCCAGGTTTTGTACCTTTAGCTCGTTCACTAGTCCAGTAAGGACTGTTAATTCGTCTACCGTGTTCAATATAAGGTTCAAATCCAGCTTCACGCGCAATCAAGTTTTCCTTCATAAGAGTTTTGCCTTCTGCGTGTGCCTGCATTGCTTGAGCACGTTCAAAAGCTTCTTGTGGTCCAGAAGGTACGTCTTGAGCTGTCCGTTTAGCTTGAGTTGCTTGTTTTTCCTTTAAAAGTGTAAAAGCAATACGTGGTGTACCGTCCTGTAATTTGCCTTTAGCTCGTAACACCCATTCTTCACCTTTTGGATCAACAAAATTAGGAAAACCTTGTAAAGGTTTAGTAGGATCAGAAGATTGTTTAGATTTAATATAAGTATACCCTTTATCAATATGTTCCGAAGCGGCTTGGGCTGCTTCTGGAAACTGACGGCCTACCCTAGTTGGTCTAAATCTAATACCAGCTGCCGTACTAACAACACCCATTAAGGGTAAAGCAATAGGGGGTATGCCTACTTTTTCAGCAATAATTCCGACCCCTTGAGCTGCACGACTAGATGGCAATTTAGATTCAGCTTGCATTGCTTTATTAGCAAGGTTTACAATTGGATCTAAAAATGGCGTAGCTTGTTTAACAGTTTGTTGCAGTTGTTGCAGCTTTTGTCCAGCAAACCGGATAACGCCATTACCCATTTGAAGGATTTCTTTATTGCTTAAAAGGTATGACATAAATAAAAAACCGCCCCTTTCGGAGCGGCGGTATTAGGTTAATTACTTACCGTACTTTTTAGTCCAAGCACGAAGAGCTGCAGCATAACGTCTAGTTCCTTCTTCATTAGG